TATAAGAAATATAAGTTACGGCAAGCATTAATGTATTACTGGACACCAAAAAGAATTAAAGAATTAAAAGCTGCAGGTTACAAGCTGCATGCTTCCCCGGCTTCACTTGTGAAGAAATCGGATCAGGCCATTAGCGACGAAGCTTCGACGGAAGCGACAAGCGTGCGCCCTGGTCCGGGCCTCAAGCGTCAAGCTTCAAGCACCAAGCTCCTGAAGGAACAAGCCACAAGCGTCAAGCGTCAAGCATAAAGGTTCAAGCGCCAAGCCACAAGCATCAAGCGCCAGGATCCCGGACCCTGGAAAAAGTTTCACGGACCTGTCTCTGAGGTCCTCTACCAAGATAAATGAATTGCGTGGATGCTTCACGTGGAAGCTAATTTGATGTGGGCTGAAGCGAACCTTGTTACTCTTCGTAACTTTAAGCTCTAGTGTAAAAAAGTGGCCGTTATTATTATAAGCCAGTAAATCGGGAGTACCAAAAGAGCTAAGGTTTTCAAGTCGAATCCAAGATATATTGCTAATTTTTTTCTTAAGTTTTTCATATAATTTTCGCTCAGGTTTCAAGGTAACTAGTGCCCTCTATTCTGGATTGGTTTGAGCGATAATTATCTTTTCTGTTGTAGGTTTTAATACAACACGAATCGAAGGTTGTCCAATAATATTTGACTCTTGCACTTCAATTCTTCTTATCTCTTCTAAGTGTCCACCGACTTGCATGAACACTCTTGCAGTTGAAACTGCATTACCTTTCTTGCCATCAGTAAACTGATCAAGATACTCTTGTAGATGTTTTACGTACACTTTCTAATTCCTTTCTAAGTTGACCATTTAACTCTTGATGTTTTTTATTTATTATTTCTAAGTCTTTCACTCTTGCTTTCAACGTAGCAATTTGTTTTTCTAAATCACTATCGCCTCTGTCGTCCATATAATTTTCTGCTACTGTTATTCTTTCATTATTCATAGTTGACAATATAGGATAGTTACCTTAAATTGTCAATCATGGGAGTGCCAAAAAGACTAACAGAAATGCAACAAAGATTTGCCGAGTTTTTAGTATTCGGTGGACCTGACGGACCAATGACTCAAACAGAAGCAGCGCTTGCTGCTGGGTATAGTCCTAAACGTGCAAGACAGGAAGGATCAGAACTATGCAACCCAAGACTGTCACCGCTTGTTGTTAAGCATATAGGTGAATTGAAAGAAGAAAGATTACGTAAACATGAAGTAACTTACGAAGGTCATGTAGCAGAACTTGCTAGACTTCGTGAAGCTGCTTTGAAGAAAGGTTCTTTCTCTTCTGCTGTAAACGCTGAAGCCAATCGCGGTAAGGCAGCAGGATTATACATAGACAGAAAAATAATAAAAACTGGGAAACTAGAAGACATGTCAGAACAAGAACTAGAAGCAAAGATGAAACAAATTTTAACCGACTACGGTCAGATAATTGATGTGACTCCATCTAAATCTTCTGAATCTTCTTTACCCAAGCCCGAGGAATCATCGTCCGATCCCCAAAACTAATTCCATCGTTATCTTTATCGTAAGACGCAAACAGTTTAATATGGTTTTTTGTTTTTTCATACAACCAACCCTCATTAACTGGTTTAGCTAATTGCATCTTATCAAATTCTTTCTCGTTAGCCCAGCCAGAGTCACTGACGCAATCAATCCACTCCACCCTGACTTTCGGATAAGGTATATCGGGAGCACTCTCAGTAGCAATTCTTTTTCGTCTTTTCCTAGGCATATAGGTTTCTACCACAGATTTTTATTTTTAAAAACTCTTCTCGCGCGCGTGAACCCGAAATTGATGGTACATTATAATTTGTACTAAAAATAAAAAGTGTACTAAAAAGTGTACACCCTAAATGTAGTAATATCAATGGTTTACAGCTAAAAGTACACTTGGACACTTTATTTCGGAGATAAAAAAATATTTTTTTTATTTCTGTCACAGAATCCTATAGTACAGTTCTATCTGCCTCTTTTTTGCCATAATATTTCCTCATTGCTGCCAATTTGTCCTCTGCTCCAGCAATAATCTCCAGTAATTTGTCCACTTCGCCTGTAATATCGACGTGTTCTGGTATTATTATGTTATTTTCATTCAAAGACTGTATTTTATACAACGAGTCCTCAATGAGTGCTTCATATCTCTTTAGAAGCGTTCTAAACAGCATGTCGTTCATGTTTCCTCCTATTCATAGTTTGCCTTTTATCTGTTTTTTGACTATAATCTCGCGCTTGTTTTCTACATTTATCACCCTCTACTTTAGAATGATTATAATCTAGCCACTCAGCGTGTATCTCAAGTATCTCGTTTTTCAAAGTCCCCTGCTTCGATCTTGACATCTGCTTTCTCCTTTTCATCAAATATTATATCGTGATACGCGTTCAGTCGTTTTAAAAACTTATGTTTATAGCTCCGTAGTTCATGGTCCGTGATCCGAAATTCTTGGTAATATAAGTCTGGCGTACACATCATGATCACACCTTGACGTATCGCTGACCCGTGCACATAGTCATGAGCCATGGCATACGCAGCAATTTGTAGGTAATAATCTTCTATCCACTCTTTCTTCTTCGGTCTGTTAGACTGTTTAAAATCAACTATAGTTTCTAATCCATCATGAAGGCATACGAGGTCAGTAGACCCAGCGTAAAGGCCAGGATAATATAACGTAACTTCCGACCCGTACCACTCTTCAACCGGCGTAAGACCATACTCAATAACTTTTTCGGCCATGGCTTTCGCCTCCTGTCCGAGCCCTGTAAGATCATCGTACCCAGTGCCGAGGATATAGTGCTCCAGGAATTTGTGCATGGCAGTTCCGCGGTTACTAGATAAATTTTTGATTCTGTCAGCTTCTTTTTCTCCAACTTTCGCCTTCCAATCTTTTATGAATTGTTGATCTTTGGTCTTGCCCAATATAGTAGTTACACTTGGAAGTCTAGTACCATTTACATCGTAGAGCCGTGTTCCGTGCTCCTCGATACGTGTGGCATCTAAATAGTTGTATTTACTACTCTTCTTGATGGCTTTACCTATGTTATGAAATTCTTCGATGTCTTTATCACCCATCATAGTTTTTTTTCTAGTTCTTTTAAATACTCTTCGTCCTCGTTATCTTTCAACATATCTTTTTTAATCTGTGAGATAGGTGCAGAGTCATGAACATTACCAGATACAGACACACGTACACAGTCAGATTGAAACGGACTAACCCAGTGTTTTAACCACGCAGGAAAGATATACATATCTCCCTCTTTCGGAAAGGCAGACATATAACTTATACAATCTCTAGGTCCTTCGCCATACATAAACTGTATGCCTCCAGGTCCAGAACTCTTACCTTTATACGCTTCGTTCTCTTTCCTTAACTCTTCGGGTATAGATAAATATATTACAAACGACAACTTACCATCGTGATCGTGCGGTGGGTTAAACTCAAACTGTCTTTGAAAGTTACACCACAACGCAGTCAAAGCGTATTCTGGTTTGTGTTTATATTTTTTATTCGTGTATCTTTGATAACATTCATCGTATACACCAAGGTATGGTGATAGATGTGGTATGATTATTTCACGTTGCTTTTGAGTATAACCACGTTCTTTTGCAATCTGTCCTGCAAGTTTGTCTGAGAAATCCATCTCAGTTTTCTTTGCTTCGTCCAATAAAATTTTTCTAAAATCATCTAAGATTGAAAGCTTTATCAAACATGGTCCCCAGTTAAATGTATTAACAGCTATCTTTGTATTATCTTTTTTCATTCTAAGTTCATCAACTCCTTGTAATCTTTTAAATTAACAACATTACCATTCATTTTTATATGACTGTAATGCTCTATGATCTGTTGTATCTTTGGTAACTTAACATGTGCGAAAGGCCAAATCAACAGACAGACTTGATATGCATCTCTAAATGTACATCGCCATCTGTATTGGTTTAAATACTTTGTGCCGTCTTTTCGTCTACCTTTTACTTTCTTCGGTGTCAGTGTACCAACACCTAATACTTCGTGGACCCAGATCAATACACTATGATCTGTCATAGTAATCTCCATACTTATACGCATAGAGTTAGATATTCTGTGTCCTTCTCCTTTATGTTTCTTTTTCTTTTCAGGTCCACGTTTAAAATGTATGGACCCTTCGCCATCAAAAAGCCCGGCGATATAAGCTATATCAGTTTGTGCTATCATTTGTTATTATCCATCTCGCAATACCAGTAGTAGGATCAAAGCTATCAAAATTTATTTTAGTGCAACTTGTCAGACACACCATCGTCAATAAGATTATCATCAACAGTTTCATAAAACTCTCCCTCCGAATCACAGTCCCAACATTGGTGCACGTATGATTCTCTATCTTCTGCGTTTACTATTTTTACAAATCCATTCCCTCTACATGTGGGACAGATGTGTATTTTTACTCTACCCTTTTTTAATTTTACCATTGAGCTTCCTCGCTTTCTCATTCGCTAGTGATTCAATAGTTTTTGCTACAGACAATTTAGCATCGGGCAATAATATCTTTGATAACTTATCTAAAATAGCATATGTTTCTTTTGTTAGTGAAACATTTTTGTATTTACTCATGTCAGTCATAAGTGTTTCCTTTCATATTTTTAACGTAGAATATAGGATAATTTCTAGGATTGTCAATGATAAAAGCATTTATTTTTTCGCTAGTGGTGTGTTCAGCGGTAGAGCAAAAATGTATTCCTATTACTGCTGCGACTAAAGTATTTGAAACATACAGAGAGTGTGCTTTGTATGGATATCAACACTCACATGACTTTTTAAAAGCATATGATCCTAAAATTTTAGAAGACAATCGAGTGTATACTGCGTTTACATGTAAAGTATCAGAGACTATTTGACAATATGGCAGGATTATGGTATGGGGCAAGAATCTTCTCACCATTACCTACCCTTACTTTTCCCTCTTTAGGGTAGGTGTTTCATTATTCCACATAAATAATAATAAAACTGCGGGCAGTAGTAGTAAGATAGAAATTAAAATACCAAGAATCATTTTACTCTTTCAGGATCTTGATAGCATTGACTGCCAACCCAATCTCCTGATCCGTCGTTCATGATCCATCTATTGACTTCAT